GGGACCCCCGCGCCGGGCGTTTCCGACCGTATGGTGGTCTACACCAAGAGCCCCGAGTACGTTCGCTACCCGATGACCCTGCTGGCCCGCACCCCGATCCAGTTCGACGCGATCTGGCAGAAGGCCACCTATTACGGGCGGCTCGGCGTGGTCGAGAGTATCTATCCCCAGACGGTGGGCTATTTTGATAAGCTCTAAGGCTTGCGGATATAGTTCTTCATGTACTCCCGCCTCCACTCATCCCGAGCGGGCCGCTCTCTCATACGCTTGTCATAAGCAGCGGCTCGCTCTGGATCACGGGCCCGCCACCGACGCTGTTCGGCGGCGCGATACGCTCGAAGCTCGTCAAGCGGCAGGCTTTCGCGCCACCGCTTGACGACGCCGGGAGCCTTAGCCTTCACGCATTCGTAGCAGGCGCCGCTACTCACCCACCGCTCGGCGAGATGCCCCTGCGGGCATTCCTTGCCGGTGTAGTAGCGTTTCAACCCGAGTGCTTTCGCATCGGCGCGGGATAGGATCACCATCTAAATACCCTAGCACAGGAGCACGCGCATGGCGCAGAGCACCCGGCCGCCGACGCCGCCGCCGCCGACCCCGACGCCGCCTCGGGAAAACACCCGAGAGAGCGATGCCGAGCGGCAGGTGCGCGAAGACCAAGAGCGGCAGCGCCGGGCTGCTGCCGAGGAGCGGCAGGCGCGGGACGATGCCGAAAAGGCGACCGCCCATCTCCCCCGGCAGGGCGAAACCCCGCAGGAGGCGATGACGCCGCAGCAGGCGCTGGACGCGCTGGAGGAGCAGGACACCGTGCTGATGAACTTCCCGGAGGCGGTCACCCTGACCCTCCCCGGGTATCAGCTCGTGTACTTTCCTCCCGGGGTCAACGAGGTGCCCGCCAGCCTGGCGGACGACACCTACCTGGCGGCCAGCGGCGCCACCCCGCTGCAGCGAGCGATAGGGCGTTACTAATAACAACCCGCCGTTCGACCGCTTGGACCTGATCCCTTCCTCTTACGAGAGGGCGCCGCCATGATTCTGGAAATCCTGTTCGTAGTAACGATGTTTTTGTGGCTGTTGACCCTCCTGCCAATACCGCCGCTGGCGCCATACGCGGGGTCGTATGGCTACTTCGCGTTTGTCGCTGTGTTGTTGCTGGGGTTGTTTATCTTCCTGCCTGGGATGCGGTGACGTCATGCCCCTGACCGCCAAAGGCGCCGAGATCAAATCGGCGATGCAGGAGCAGTACGGTACGGAGATTATCAAGGCTAACCGAGATGAGGCTTTTGAATGCCCCGAGTGTGGCGATCTGCACCTGGCCGATTACCATCGTGCGCCCGATAAGCGCGAGGGCGAACAGGTCTTCTACGCCTCGAAGAACGCGGGCACGATCAGCGGAGTGGATGCGATGGAAGAAAAGCCGGAAGACTGCGCCGACGAGAGCACCGCGATCGGACCGCTCGCCGACGAAGGGATGATCAGCGCGCTGGTGCCCGAGCCGATGTTCGAGCACCCGCAGCAACACCCCAACGAGTCGACGCCGCCGGAAGAAGCGGTGGGCGCCGCCAGCGCGCCCGAGCAAACCCTGGTCGAGCTCGTGCTGCGCACCAACGACGCCAACGGCGGGATTGTCGGCGGCGCCTTGGCGCAAGGCTGGGGCGAGGGCTGGGCCCCCACCGACAGCACCCGCGACCAACTGCCCGGCGGCGTCAGCCTGCCCGATATCTGCTCGCAGAGCGAAGGGATGGCGGGCCAGTGGATGCAGCGTCCGCTGGGGCCGGACAACAAGTGAGCGAAGGGTGGCGGGAGCGGCTGCGCGCCGAGCACAACGAGCTGAAAGAGCGGCTGCGGCGCCTTGAGCTATTCATGATGGCTGACGAAATGCCGGAGCTCTCGCCCAAGGAGCAGGCGCTGCTGATCGCGCAGACCTACGCGATGAACCAGTACCTCGACATCCTCGGTATCAGGCTGTCCTTCTACCGATGATCGACCCGGAGCTCGCCGAGTGGCTCGACGGCCACAACGAGGCCGCTCTCCTCGCGGACGGCTTCGAGGATGCCATCATCGGCGTCGCCGAGCGCTGCAGCCAGCCGTCCCTGGTGGTCTATGACGCCGAGCGCTGCATCGGCATCCTGATGGAGCGCGACGGCATGACCTACGAGGGCGCCGCCGAGTTCTTCCAGTTCAACACGCTGGGCGCCTGGGTGGGCGAGCACACGCCGCTGTTCCTGTGGCGCTACCGAAAGGGGGACAGATGAGCGACGAAATTGTCCCAGTGATCGAGGCTCCTGCGATCGTCGAGGTGGTCGTGGTCGACCCCTGCGACCAGCCCGACCTCACCCCCGACCAGTTCCGCATGATGTTCCCCGCCTTCAAGGACCCGGCGAAGTGGCCTGACGAGACGATCGCCTTCTGGATCGACCTCGCCCCGATCGACCCGTGCCTGTGGGACAAGATGTACAATTTCGGGCAGGGCCTGTGGGCCGCCCACGAAATGATGAAATTCGGTCCGGCGGACGGCACGGGCGGCGGGCTGGCGACGGGCGGCGGCCCGATCAGCTCGAAAGGCGTCGGCCCGGTCAGCGTCAGCTACGACCTCACCCTCGGCACCGAGGAGGGCGCGGGCAACTACAACTCGACGATCTACGGGCGGCAATTCATCCACCTCGCCCGGCTGTTCGGCATGGGCCCCTACCAGATCGGCGCGGTGAGCCCGGCGCCCTTCGGCACCGCCTGGCCTGGTCCGCCGCCTTATCCGGGCTGGTTCGGCTGATGGCCGACCGCTGGTTCGTGGTCTTCCGACGCCAGGGCATGCTGTCGCCCTCGGTCTATCACGACTATCTGCCGTCGTTCGTTACCGGCAAGCGGGCCAAGCAGGACGGGGTGTTTCATGTGAAACAACTCGACGCTGACGATGAACGAACCCTGAACGAGATATGGGACGAGTATCAGCGCGGACTGCCCGCCGCTTTAAGGCGCGACTTGGCGTACAAGCAGGGCAACGAGGCGCACCCGCTGCCGCTGTCGGGGACCAAGGAGGCACCATGAAACGCGCGGTGATGCTGGATGACGAGCTGATCGACAGCCTGCGGGAGCATCTGGAGGGCGGCACCCGGGGCGACATCCCGCACATGCAGATCGCCGCCAACCTGCTGCGGCGCTTCACCGTCGCGGTCAACGACGCCAAGCGGGGCTTCACCCCGCCCGAGGTCGACGAGGAGGAGCTGTACAAGAACGCGCCGCCGCCGTGACCGAGGGGGCGGCCCACCCGCTTTGGCCGGAAACAGCTCACCCGGAACAGGATTACGCCGAGGAGCTGGAGGACGAGACCCGGGCCTTGATCGTCCTGCTAAAGCACGAGATCGGGTTGCGCTGGATGAGCGTCGAGCTGCGGATGCAGATCGAGCGCATCGAGGTGATGATCGGCGACGCGGGTACCATGCCGATGGCGCCGACGCCGTGAGCTGGCTGGCCGCCGCGCTGGTCATGGTGTTGTTGACCAGAGCAGACGGCGGGCCAGTCGCAATCATCCCAGCCCAAGTGACAGCGCTGCACGGAGCGCTGCCGACCGGGCTCAAAGTGGCCAACCCGACAGCGCGCTGTGTCATCTGGCTGACCGATGGGCGGGTGTTGTCGGTCAGGGAGTCGTGTGGCGTGGTGCGCCGACTGCTGGAAGAAGCGGGGCCGACGAAGCCCTAATCCAACGATCCAAATTTGGACTTTTGCGATGGCTGATCCCGCCGACATCTCCCGCACGATCCGCCGCCTGTCGAAGCGGCGGGTGCTGGTGGGTATCCCGCAAGAGAACGATCCACGCTCCGATGGAGACATCGGCAATGCCGCACTGGCGTACATCCACAACTACGGTTCGCCGCTACGCAACATCCCGGCGCGCCCCTTTATGGAGCCGGGTATTGCAGCCGCTCGCCAGGAGATCGACAAGTACCTGCGGGCAGCGGCTGAGGCAGCTCTGGCGGGCAATGAGACGGCGATGAACGCCGCGCTGGTGAGCGCCGGGACGGTGGCTGCCGACCGCATCAAGCTGACGATCCAGGCGGGCATTCCGCCGCCGCTGAAGCCCGAGACCGTGCGCCGCCGCCGCACCCGCACACCAGGGGCGAGCTACCGCCGCAAGGCCCAGACCGCCGCCGACGTGACGCCGCTGTACGACACGGGCGCTCTTTTACGCGCCGTGACGTATATTATACGGGACGAATGAATGCCGACTGTCGCGATCCCCGCCGTAGGCGAGATCATCATCCTGAATGTCGAGTACGCCCCTGACGGCCTGTCGTGGTGCCGGGTCTGGGACAATCACTGCCTGGGCTGGCTGGTGGACACCGCAGCAGTCGACAACCCGCCGGAAGCCTCAATCGGCGATATGATCACCGACCCGCTGGCCGGAGGATCGGGACCGCCGCCGCAGGTCACCGGGGCGCACCGGCCGTTTCCCCTGATCCTCGGATCGCTGGCCGCCGCCGCCCCCGAAACCGCGCCGGTCATCTCGCCGCAATGGGCCAAGTTTGCCGACCCGATCATCTTCGTCCCGGACATCGCGCGGCTGACGCTCGGCGACTTCCTGACGTGGCTGGCGACGAATAACGGGGCGCGCCGTCCGATCGGCTCGATGCTCGGGCTGTCGCGCCCGCTGTTCAACGGCTACGCCGACTGGGCCGCGCAGCATCCCGACCTGACCTTTACCGGCGAGCCGCCAGCCATACGGGAGAAATGACATGGGAACCGTCGCCGCCGGCCCCGGCAGCGTCATGGTCTCGATCGAGTACGACGGGACCGGCAAAGCCTGGGCACGCCTCTATGACAACCCGATCCTGGGCTGGACGATCGACGAGACCGGCGCCAGCGAGCCGGTGCCTTCGGTCATGGGGAGCTTGCCGCTGATACCCGCCGACACCGCGCCGATCCTGTCGCCGCAATGGGTGATTTTTATCGACCCCGCCATTTTTGTGCCCGATCTGTGGCGGGGCTCCTTTCCCGACTTCCTGACCTGGCTGGCAACCAACAACGGCGCCACCCGCCCTTTATCCGCGCGGTTCGCGGTTTCGCCCTCGTTGCTCAACGGCTTCAACGAATGGGCGCAGGCGCATCCCGAGCTGTCCTTCGAAGGCGATCCCCCAGAGCCGCCCCCACCCGAGGCATAGATGGCAAACGTGTATGAGGGCGCGCCTGACGCCCGCCAGAGCACCGACGAGGCCGAGCCCCTATCACGCTTCCGCCCGCGCTACAGGGCGCTGTCGATCGCCGAGTGCGAAGCGCACGACGCCCTGAAGGCGGCATATGAGGCGGTCGAGAAGCTGATCGACAAGCTACCGCCGGGTCGTTACCGCGCACTGGCACTGACCAGCTTAGAAGCATCCTGCATGTGGAGCGTCAAAGAGCTGACGGCGAACCGCGATGGCGACGCTTGATGAGGCGAGAGCGCTCGGCCTCCCCCGCTATTCCGGCGGTAGGCCGTGTCGGGCAGGTCATGTCGCCGACCGATATGTGAAAAGCAAAGGATGCGTCGTCTGCATTTACGAGCGGGAGAAAGCGCGACGCGCCGGGCCAGAGGGTAAGGCGCGGTCCGCCCAATACACCAAGAGCTATTGGAAAGGTCCTAGCGGCAAGGCTGTTCGGCAATCGCCAACCTTCAAAGCCTACAATGCGGAGCGAGCGAAGCGGTGGAATAAGGCCGCGCCCAATCTCGCATTGAGCAAAGCCCTTCGCGAGGCGCTGATTAGGCACCCGACCGAAAACCCCGTCACCCAGGCAGAACTTGTAGCGCTGTGGCACCGCAACGGTGGGAAATGTTCCCTATCCGGCATTCAGATGGTCTGGGCGTCAGGCGTGCCAGCTCGCCTCAATGCGATGGCGCTTGATCGAATAGACCGCGCCCTCGGATACACCGCCGAGAACACGCGATTGATTTGTCACGGGCTCAATATGTTCAAGGGCTCGTGGAGCGACGCCGAAATGCTGGAAATGGCGGCGGCTCTGTTGGAGCACCAGAAATGGCCAGCTTAGATGTAAGCGACATCCCGCTGTGCGACGAGTTCTCCGACCGCTTCGACGTGCTGCGGCGGCCCGAGACGCTCGATCATCACGGGCGCAGCGCCACCAGCCAGGTCGTCGCCTCGGCGCGCGGCACGATCTACCCCACGGGCGACAACAGCCTCGTGCGCATGGCCGACTTCGAAGCGGGGCGCAAGACCCTGACCATCGTCACGACCTACCGGCTGCAGCAGGCCAGCCCGGGCCATCAGCCCGACCTCATCCTGTATCGGGGGACGGAGTACGTTATCAGCCGGGTCGAGGACTACAGCCAGTACGGCGCCGGCTTTATCGTCGCCGAGGCGTCTTCGATCCTCGCGACCCCAAGCCCAC